CTTCGTTGGTCAAGGTTGCCCCTTCGGTGGGCGCTTGAGTTTCTTTCGGAAGTAAGAAACCCTCGCGCCTGCCGGCGTAGGCAGCAAAATCAACACCAGTTCTTAACAACTCCTCCTCCAATTCGTGGTAAAATCGCATTTTATTCGATCTTGCTACGGACGGACTAGCCTTCTGCGTTATGTCCGGGACGGGTGTTTCGACACTATCCAGATGATCCATAGCATCGCCAATAAAGGCGTACACACTTTCATGTGTATATGGACCATCCGGAATCACTAGTTGAATAGGTGGTGAAGTATTCTTTTGAATTGTTAATTCAATTAAATAATTCATCATCCACTGCATAGCAGGAGTGTTTAAAGAGTAGGCATAACGTCCCAAACGGACGGGGATAAATCCCTTAAACCTATCTTCCTCCCGCGTCGCGGTTAACAAACTAGCCAGCGCGCCTTTCGGAGGACCCGTTTCGAGAAACATATAATCATTATTCTCGATCGGAGTCTTATACACCATCTTTTCTCCTTCAGAAGAGATGGGTCCTAAAGGGAGTTCATTATACCCCTCTCAAACAAGAGTCCCGATCTTATCGATAAGGTCTTGACTTGAGTTTTGGAGAGTATAGAACGCCCGTATGGCGCGCCGGTTAATAATGGTAACTACTGCTTGACAAATTGCTTTGTATTGTAATTCAGTTAGCGCGATATCCCCCAGAAATGGAGATATCCCACTCGTCTTTACAAAACCTAGCGGTCCTATAATCTCTCAAATAAGAGAGACTTTAAGACCTTTGTCTTGCAGAATACCAATGGTTTGAGCTGAGAGTCCCCTCTCTGACATATCCCGAAGGACGTCAGGAAGATTACGCTTACCCCAGAGGAGAGAAGCAATTAACTTAGGAGGAAGGGGTGATAAATCCTTTCCTCGGTCGAATAATCGCTTAGCAAACTCCGCAACTCCACAGGTAGAAACTAAAGATTTACTTAAATTAATCTCTACCCCTAAGTCCTGAGCCAGTATCTGATAGGATCGGGCGACAGCCTCGTTAGCGATAACGAGGTCATCCCCCAGCAGAGCATAGTCGGTGAAACCGACCATACCCGCACGACGTGCAGCTATCCCCACCATTACATGGTGAGTTAGTGCCATCATCCCCCACGAGGACAAGGCTCCCATAGGTTGTCCCACACTGTAGTAGTATGGAACGCCCTTATGTCACCAAGGTCTGCCAACTAAGAGTTTCGCTCACGCTTCAGCGAACTCAGAGTTGGTTAACTCTTGGAGAATTTGGACTTGAAGTCGAATAGGCAAGCGATCGGTAGCCGCTGTAAGGTCGAAACTATAGAACACTGAACACCCCCTGTCGTAAAGTCGACGGAGGGGAGCCAGTTGGTCATAAGTTCCGTCCATAGGAATCTGAGAGAGAACCCTAAGAAGGGCGTCGTGAAGAGGACGCAGTAAACTCTGCGTCCAGACGTCCGTCATAGCGAAAACTCTCACTTTCCCGGCGGCCTCGATCTTTTCAGCTAAAGACCCGAGTTTGCAATTCGCCAAAATTGCCACCCGAATCTCTTCTGTCATTGACACGATGAGGTTAGGAATGTTCTCTATCTCCTGCAAAAGCAGTTGATATAAAGATGAACTAGTGGTCTTAGACACCACCGCATAAGCTTCGAGTAGCTCTGGAGACTCCTTAAACGCGTAAGCGTCGATAGGGGCCCCCAGTATAGCGATCTTAGAGTTTGGTGCGGAGGTGATAGAGGGCTCCAGTTGCCCATCCTTCAGTATAACAAACCGAAGGTGAGCACGGAGCGTACGGATAACTTCTTTTATTTCAAATAAAGGAAGTTCCGGACTTTTCCCAGAGAAAGCATCAGTAATGGTGCTCAATTTGAGAATAGGCGGAATCCGTATGACTCTATAAATTGTTAAGATACTAAGCACTAATTTAACCGTAACGGCGTCTCGCATAAACATCTGTTTACGTAGACGGCCCGGTATAATTAATGGATAGCCATGGCGTCGGGCAACTCTAGGAAAGGTACTACTTTCCCTTTCCGGAGTTCCCGCAAATGCCTTCATAGTCAATCTGTGACACTCCTTCATATACTGAACCATAAAGATCGTTCCACATCTTTTGTTCATTCTATGGAAGGCAGAAATCATACGAAAGACTTGCATTTTGTGCGTTACGTCGGTAAAACACCAAAGTAAAAGCCTAGCAAAGTCGGAGATCCTCCCCACTGGTAGGAACTGCTTCTTTAAAGGGCCTTTATTTTCTCATTGTGGTTTAAGGTGTACTTTGTTACGTCTCATAGCTTGTAATATGTGGTTTATAAGCGAAGGACGTAAGATAATACGCCAAGGACTGCGATGAAACTAAGTTCTGACTGCTGGGGATTCGCGCCCCCTGGCTTGGCTAGTCAGCGGAAAGTACCGCCGCTGCTAGTAGGGCCAGTCTTATCAGGAACAGGCTCGACTTAGGGTGGACCTCTTCATAATTAATCAACGATTATGGAAGGCTCATTTCCACCATAGAGCTCTGCGCTAAGGAATGAGCTATGTAATTTCTGTGTCGAGAAATCACACGGAACATTCGCCAAACACCTTGCAATGTATCTCCCCGTTGCCGTGTCAACGGCAATGCAAGCGGGTTGTGCGTTATCACTAACGAAGTTTCCTTCGAGGATCAGAGTGGGCTTTGCTCAAAGGGTCGTAAGACCCCTCCGTGGAGATTTCTC